CTATGCTGTTTTGATATCTACGATAATCCAGTCTTTACCACGATCATCATTGTATCGGTCGGTCATTTTTCTGGATTTATGACCTAACAACTTTTGCGTATCCAGACCCTGTTCCCGATATAACCGTTCTGACAGAGATCGCTGCTCATGAAATGTGGGCGCAGTTCCTGGCTCCCATTTTATGCCACATTTTTCCCTGGCCTTTTTAAAAGCCGTTGTAAGAGTATTTGCAGAAACCTGGTCTCCTCTGTTTGCTTGAGAGGTAGTGTGACGGTAATGGACCAGATATTTACTAACAACAGCATCCCTGCACTGAGATATAACTTCACGAAGGGTAATATTCAGAGCATCGCATTTCAGGCTAAGCGGAATAGCAAGTTTTGAACCGGTTTTTTCCTGAGTAATGTGCAACATGTCGTCCCATATATCAGAGAATTTCAAATTGCAGATATCGCCTAAACGTTGTCCAGTAACAAGAGCAAGTAGCATGCCGCATTTTAAATAGGGCTGCCGTCTGCTTACGCTTTCAAATATTGCCTGCCATTCGGGCAGTGATAATCTTTGGCGGTTTACTCGATTTCGCGGTTGTTTTGTTGCCTGCGCTGGGTTAAATCCTGGCGGAACATGTCCTGCGTGTTGTGCTTCTTTGAAGACGTCGATCAACACCATTCTCACGACTTGCGCCATCCTGTTATGACCTTCAGCCTTTACAGCATCAATTATTTCGGCAATATCAAGTGCGGTAATATCCTTGAGGTGTTGCATTCCACAATGCTCACGGAAAAGACGAATGGGTTTACCTTTTTGCCGATAGGAGTTGGGTTTTAGTTCATTATGTTGCAGCCTGTCCTCCTGGATAGAAATATATTTATCAAGCCATTCTGTCACCGTAATGTCTGAACGCCTGCCTTTCATTCTTTCTAGACGCTCATTGACGCTTAATATTTGTCGGGTACGTTGTTCAGCAATAATGGTATTTGCTTCAGTAGCAACTTGTTTTGCTTCATTCTCATCAGTTCCTAAGCTATGAAAACGACCGGATAGTGGATGTTTGTATTGCCAATATACCTTTCCGGTTCGCTTATCTAATTTGCAATATAAATTGGGTATAGAGATTTTGTGAGATCGGGGTCTAGCAGCCATCAGCGATTATCCGTTGGAGTTTTGGGTTTGCGTTTATTGGGAGTTGCGGTTCTGCAAGCGTTCCTACAAAACGGGAATTTCGGTCAATCATCCAGTAGCGACCAACTTTTATAGCGGGTGGGGCCATCATTTTCCCTTGCGCGTATTTTTTCAGAACTCGCTCACTTGGTGCTAAGTCCCCAAATTCTTCTTTAGCCCAGTCCTGTAAAGTGATTAGTCGAGACATTTGTCCTCCTCTTAGCTGCTGAGGGAGTTTGTGACCGATATATCTGACATGATATTAAGCTCATGGCAGGTACATCTCTTGACTGGTCATAGAGATAAATTTAATGCTGAGAAATGCAGTATTGAATTTATCAATTTTTCTATTTCCTGCGTATGGCACGTAACTTCTTAATGTGTTCTGCTGTATCGATCTCTTCGGCTATCCGATCTGCATCAGCTTTATTCACAGGTTCAAAGTCATGATTAAAGCGGAACATGCTGGCGATACATGTTCTGCCTTTTTGGATGTAGTGAACTTTGTTGTGGGTAGAACGCAGGATTTTGCAGGGAGTGCCGTGGTGGTCGACGTACCAGGTGTTAGGAAAAATGATTCTGAACATTTTTACACCTCAGTTGGACGATGTTGAAATTTGCTGCTTTGAGGCCATTACAATCCCCATTGTTTGTTCTTAAGTTCGATCTCCTCCTGGCAACTTGCACAAGTCCGACAACCCTGAACGGCCAGGCGTCTTCGCTCATCTATGGGATCGCCACACTCACAACAATGAGTGGCAGATATAGCCTGGTGGTTCAGGCGGCGCATTTTTATTGCTGTGTTGCGCTGTAATTCTTCAATTTCTGATGCTGAATCAATGATGTCTGCCATCTTCCATTAATCCCTGAATTGTTGGTTAATACGCTTGAGGGTGAATGCGAATAATAGAAAAGGAGCCTGTAGCTCCCTGATGATTTTGCTTTTCATGTTCACCGTTCCTTAAAAACGCCGTTTAACATGCCGATCGCTAGGCTTAAATGAGTCGGTGTGAATCCCATCAGCGTTACCGTTTCGCGGTGCTTCTTCAGTACGCTACGGCAAATGTCATCGACGTTTTTATCCGGAAACTGCTGTCTGGCTTTTTTGATTTCACAATTAGCCTGACGGGCAATGCTGCGAAGGGCGTTATTATGTTCTATTGTCATATTGGCCTCACACTTCGAATGCCAACTGAGGGGTAAAGACGTCCCGTTCAGCGTTGTAATTAAGTGAACTGGCACTGTTGAATGATTCAATGCGTTCCACAAGAACTTGCGTACGGGTTTCTTTACTTGCGGGAGCATATGGCGAACCTACCCAGGATTTGTCGATGCCTATATTTCTTGCGACGTTCGTGCTGTCTGCAGACGAAAGCGGTACATGAGTAAAAATGTCTTTATTTAACATCCGTAACCCATGAATCTTGGTGATTGGGTAGCCGTACTGATCTACAACATGACGTATAAGATCGCGTAGTTTAGCCCGACACGCTCTCGGTCGTTTTGCATCGTATTCCCCCATCGAGCCGATGCAGACGCGGGGAAACTCATGGCACAGACGAATAAATCGCTCATCTGGTTCGTTCATGTGCCACACCGGAGCACCAATAAATTTACCGTGAGGCCATGCCGCAATCAGGGCGTCATTCTCTTCACTGGTTCCGCCGATAACATCCGGGATAACCGCGAATGAGAAACGAGGGTGATTACCCCAGCGTTCAACAAATCTGTAATATTCATTCCAGTCTACGGCCTTGTTTTTTGTCCAGAATGTGAATGCACCATTATCAAGAGCAAATGATTGGGTGACTTCGGAAGCCAGATCAATCTGAGCTGGATTAGCAAAACTGATGAATGTGTGTCTGCCTTTCCAGGCTTTCAACGCACAGGTATCGGGAGTTATTGGACCACCGTGAAAATGAATCATACACTCTCCCGTTTATTATTTATCTCCTCAGCCAGTCGCTGGGCTTTCAGCGGATTTCGGATAACAGAAGGCCCGGGAAATACCCAGCCTCGCTTTGTAACGGAGTAGACGAAAGTGATCGCACCTACCCGGATATTATCGTGAGGATGCTTCATCGCCATTGCTCCCCAAATACAAAACCAATTTCAGCCAGTGCCTCGTCCATTTTTTCGATGAACTCCGGCACCATCTCGTCAAAACTCGCCATGTACTTTTCATCCCGCTCAACCACGACATAATGCAGTCCTTCACGCTTCATACGCGGGTCATAGTTGGCAAAGTACCAGGCATCTTTTCGCGTCACCCACATGCTGTACTGCACCTGGGCCATGTAAGCTGACTTTATGGCCTCGAAACCACCGAGCCGGAACTTCATGAAATCCCGGGAGGTAAACGGGCATTTCAGTTCAAGGCCGTTGCCGTCACTGCATAAACCATCTGGAGAGCAGGCGGTACGCATACTTTCGTCGCGATAGATGATCGGTGATTCAGTAACATTCACGCCGGAAGTGAACTCAAACAGGGCTCTGGCGTCGTTCTCGTACTGTTTTCCCCAGGCCAGCGCTTTAGCGTTAACTTCCGGAGCCACACCGGTGCAAACCTCAGCAAGCAGGGTGTGGAAGTAGGACATTTTCATGTCAGGCCACTTTTTTCCGGAGCGGGGTTTTGCTATTACGTTATGAACTTCTGAAGCTGTGATGACGCCGAGCCGTAATTTGTGCCACGCATCATCCCCCTGTTCGACAGCTCTCACGTCGATCCCGGTACGCTGCAGGATAATGTCCGGTGTCATGCTGCCACCTTCTGCTCTGCGGCTTTCTGTTTCAGGAATCCAAGAGCTTTTACTGCTTCGGCCTGTGTCAGTTCTGACGATGCGCGAATGTCGCGGCGAAATATCTGGGAACAGAGCGGCAATAAGTCGTCATCCCATGTTTTATCCAGGGCGATCAGCAGAGTGTTAATCTCCTGCATGCTTTCATCGTTAACCGGAGTGATGTCGCGTTCCGGCTGACGTTCTGCAGTGTATGCGGTATTTTCGACAATGCGCTCGGCTTCATCCTTGTCATAGATACCAGCAAATCCGAAGGCCAGACGGGCACACTGAATCATAGCTTTATGCCGTAACATTCGTTTGGGATGCGACTGCCACGGTCCCGTGATTTCTCTGCCTTCGCGGGTTTTGAATGGTTCGCGGCGGCATTCATCCATCCACTCGGTAACGCAGATCGGATGATTACGGTCCTTGCGGTAAATCCGGCATGTACATGATTCATTGTCCTGCTCAAAGTCCATGCCATCAAACTGCTGGTTTTCATTAATGATGCGGGACCAGCCATCAACGCCCACCACAGGAACGATGCCGTTCTGCTTATCAGGGAAGGCGTAAATTTCTTTCGTCCACGGATTAAGGCCGTACTGGTTGGCGACGATCAGCAATGCGATGAACTGCGCATCGCTGGCATCACCTTTAAATGCCGTCTGACGAAGAGTGGTGATCAGTTCCTGTGGGTCGACAGAATCCATGCCGACACGTTCAGCCAGCTTCCCGGCTAGCGTTGCGAGTGCTGTACTCATCCGTTTTATACCTCTGAATCAATATCAACATGGTGGTGAGCAATGGTTTCAACCATGTACCGGATGTGTTCTGCCATGCGCTCCTGAAACTCAACATCGTCATCAAACGCACGGGTAATGGCTTTTTTGCTGGCCCCGCAGCGTTGCAAATGATCGATGCAGAGTGATTCAAACAGGTGCTGTGGAAGACCTTTTTCCATGTCGTCTGCCAGTTCTGCCTCTTTCTCTTCACGGGCGATCTGCTGGTAGTGACGCGCCCAGCTTTGAGCCTCAAGACGATCCTGAATGTAATAAGCGTTCATGGCTGAACTCCTGAAAATGGCTGTGAAAATATCGCCCGCGAAATGCCGGGCTGATTAGGAAAACAGGAAAGGGGATTAGTGATTCAGGCCGTTGCCGCGCCCGTCGAGAAAAACTTCCACGAGCAAATCACGGGTATAAGTGCGCTCGATGCCGCGATGCAGATAAAGCCGTCCGCGTAAATTAGCTGATGCAGTCCAGGTACCATCTTTGTGTTTGACCAGCATTCCTGGCATGACCGCACCTCGATTAACGGTCTGCGTTCCGTAATGTTGATGAACCATAAAAACTCCTGCCCGTAAGCTGGGCTGCTGAACATATAGAGACTTCTGCGCGTATTCAGGCGGTGGATGGCCGCCGGTTGTCATAACTAAGCCGCCTCGTTGAAACGACTGAGGTATGAAGTGTTGAGTTGATTTCAGCTGGTCACACCGACGTTCACGCGTCCGCTTCACCCCTCGCACTTCCCGAAGCCTGCTGAAATTCAAGCTGCGGACCTAAGCGGTCATCGCAACGGTGAATCAGGTGGTTGCCGTATCGTTGTGTTGTTGCGATGAATTTATTTAAAACTATAGTTGTTTTGTTGTCAACAACAAAAGTTGTTTTATTGGTTGTTTTAGATGTAACTGGTTGTATTTAGGATGGGTTTATTTTGTGACTTGCATCGCATAGCGATAACTGAAGGGAGATTGTGGTGGTTTTTTGAACGGTATACGTGATGAGGGGAGGGGATAAAAGAAAACCCGGCACGGTGGCCGGGTATCTTTATTCGAATGGAAGATCTATTTGCCTTTGAGGATTCAACTGTTTTTTTACATGCTCAATTTCGAATATGGTTTTTATGGCATCTCCGATCATATATTGAGTTACTTTTAAATCTACAAGTAACATATCACCTTTAGAAAAATTTAAGGTGTTGTTATCAATATCGCTGATGAATTTCTGGTCTTTTATTTCAGCCAAAAAGCTACTGGCACCATCAGAAAACCGCCACCGGCTTCCTTCATTGAAGGAAATATTTTTAATTTGAAGGGCTTTCTCTACTGTGTACTCTGAAATTATTGATTCTGCTGGTAGATTGACTTTGAAATAATGTGCTTCTTGCTTGTTGATCGTCATGAATGTCAAACCATCATCGACAGTAGAGGCAAAGCTGTCAATGCCTTCCTGCTCTAATGGCTTACTTATAACTTCTTGTAATGAAGAGCGAAGTTTAATATTTTTATAAAGTTCAATAACGTTACTGTCGTAGATCTCGCTTTCGTCATCAACAAAGACTTCGATGTTGCTATCAGGCAAATTGTGTAATTTTTTTATTTTCCTTGGACCTATCCATTTTATCAGTTGAATTAGGCCTTTGCATATTTTTTCTTTAGAACCAGGACAGAGTCCAATAAAAGCAATCAAATTCGCAGCGGCTGTTGCTGAATCGCCGGATAAAAAATCAACAGCCTGTTTGAACCAAGATGTAGATGAGGCAACCAGATCTATTCCAAATGAGCCAGCTTTAAATGATGCATTGACTTTTACAGAAACAACAGTCTTGTTTCCGTAGAGAGTTTTACCGGCTTCCTCTAATGCATCTGATAGTGATAGAAGGGCAGGAGCAAGGTCTCGCACGTTCATTTCATGCGTTTCCAGTGCCGGACCGTCGTATACTATCCTGAACTTCATATCATTGGTTTCCGAATTGTTGCCCGCATCCATTATGGCATTCACCTGATCACATATACAGTTAATTTACGATATTGTCTTAAATCTTAAAACTTCTATTGTATGGCTACCCATGCTTCCTATACGTCTGCGGCATGCTCCCAATAACCTTACCGAAGATGAACACCCGGTTCATCTCGTCTTTCTCGATCGGGTCCCAAGGTGAGTAGCTCTTGTTATCAGAGATAACCAGCAGCTTATCCTTCATCATTTGCAGACGCTTTACATGGGCTGTGTCGTCGTACAGAAACGCATAGATACCATCACCGTCGAAAGATTTAACCGTGATATCAACGAACAGCAGATCACCTGGTTCGATCGTTCCTGACATACTGTCACCGCGTACGTTAATGATACGGATATTTTCCGCCTTCCTGCCATCGAACATGTGACGAGCATCGTCAAACGAATACTCAACCGAACGTAGAACTTCTACAAACTCACGGTTGATGACTCCCGGCCCGGCACTCACTTCGATATCAAGAACGTCAATCTTAAAGTATTTGGAATGGCTGACAGTTGTTTGTATTGGTTGCACTGTACTGTCTGACATATTTCCAACGCCAGAAGATAACCATTCTGCGCGCACACCCAAAGCGTTCGCGATCTCCACGATTTTAGTTGTTTGGTTAGCTTTCCCTGTTTCGATTTTCTGAATAGCTGCTTGGCTAACCCCGACCAAATCCCCAAGCGCCTTTTGTGTAAGGCCTCGCGCTAATCTGGCTTCTTTAAGTCTTTCTGAGAGTGTTGTTTTCATAGTCCAAATGTACAACCAAGGTTTTATTTCATCAAACGAAAATGGTTGTTGACTAAAAACAACCATGGTTTTAATCTTGATTCAAATTAACCACGGAGGTTGTTATGAACCCAGCCATCAAAACAGCGATCAATATCGTTGGTTCACAAAAGAAACTAGGCGCTGCCTGCGAAGTTTCACAGCAGGCCGTCTATAAGTGGCTTCACAACAAAGCAAAGGTATCCCCTGAACATGTCGGCAGCATTGTTACGGCTACTGGTGGAGTAGTGAAGGCATACCAGATTCGCCCGGATCTTCCGAAGTTGTTTCCACACACTGAAAAGAACGCAGCTTAAATTTCCATTTCACGCTCTTTAACAATAAGCAATCAACTTAACAGTCAATTCAAACTAAAGGAGTCAATTATGCAACCACTTACATACCAACAGACTAGCGGATTTAGCCCGACTGCGGTGATAAATCGTTCTCAAACAAAACAAGCTCCAGGCCACGAAAAAATCCGTGATGCCGTCCGCGCCTGGTCGGCTGTAGATAATCAGGATGTCGTTGCCGCACTCATTGTGAATGAGTATCGGGAGCAGGGCGGCGGCACCATCGATTTCCCTGATGATGTCAGCCGTGCACGCCAGAAGCTGTTCCGCTTCCTCGATAACAAATTCGATTCTGAAAAATACCGAAATAACGTGCGTGAACTGACCCCGGCAATTCTGGCGGTACTACCGCTGGAATATCGCGGTTACCTAGTTGAGCAGGATAGCTTCATGGCTCGGCTGGCTGAAATGGAAAAGGAACTCAGTGAGGCAAAGCAGGCGGTCATTCTCAACGCACCACGCCACCAGAAACTGAAGGAGATGAGTGAAGGCATTGTGTCGATGTTTCGAGTGGACCCGGATCTGGCTGGTCCACTGATGGCGATGGTCACCACCATGCTGGGGGCAATATGACAGGTTCAGAAATGGCGAAAGCCGGTCTGCTGGAACAGAACCGACTTTCAGGTGCAAATCGTAACACACTCATTGCGGGAGGAATTATGGCAAACACTGCTGAGATATTCAATTTTCCAGTGCCGGATGCGGCACAAAAGGAGCCGCGCGTGGCAGATCTCGATGATGGTTATACGCGCATTGCAAATGAGTTGCTGGAAGCTGTGATGCTGGCCGGATTAACACAGCACCAGCTTCTGGTCTTTCTGGCTGTCATGCGCAAAACATATGGCTTTAATAAAAAACTGGATTGGGTTAGCAACGAGCAACTTTCCGAATTAACCGGGATATTGCCGCACAAGTGTTCTGCTGCAAAAAGTGTTCTGGTAAAGCGTGGGATTTTTATTCAGAGCGGGCGGAATACCGGCATTAATAATGTGGTCAGTGAATGGTCTACATTACCCGAATCAGGTAAGAAAAATAAAGTTTACCTGAAAGAGGTAAATTTACCTGAATCAGGTAAAAAAAGTTTACCCAAATCAGGTAAAGGCGTTTACCCGAATCAGGTAAACACAAAAGACAAACTAACAAAAGACAATATAAAACCTTTTTCGTCCGAGAATTCTGGCGAATCCTCTGACCAACCAGAAAACGATCTTCCTGTGGTGAAACCGGATGCTGCAATTCAGAGCGGCAGCAAGTGGGGGACAGCAGAAGACCTGACCGCCGCAGAGTGGATGTTTGACATGGTGAAGACCATCGCGCCATCAGCCAGAAAACCGAATTTTGCAGGGTGGGCTAACGATATCCGCCTGATGCGTGAACGTGACGGACGTAACCACCGCGACATGTGCGTGCTGTTCCGCTGGGCATGCCAGGACAACTTCTGGTCCGGTAACGTGCTAAGTCCGGCCAAACTCCGCGACAAGTGGACCCAACTCGAAATCAACCGTAACAAGCAACAGGCAGGCGTGACAGCTAGCAAACCAAAACTCGACCTGACAAACACAGACTGGATTTACGGGGTGGATCTATGAAAAACATCGCCGCACAGATGATTAACTTTGACCGTGAGCAGATGCGCCGGATCGCCAACAACATGCCGGAACAGTACGACGAAAAGCCGCAGGTACAGCAGGTAGCGCAGATAATCAACGGTGTATTCAGCCAGTTACTGGCAACTTTCCCGGCGAGCCTGGCTAATCGTGACCAGAACGAACTGAACGAAATCCGCCGCCAGTGGGTTCTGGCTTTCCGGGAAAACGGGATCACCACGATGGAACAGGTGAGCGCCGGAATGCGTGTTGCCCGTCGGCAGAATAGACCATTTCTGCCATCACCCGGGCAGTTTGTTGCATGGTGCCGGGAAGAAGCATCCGTTACCGCCGGGCTGCCAAACGTCAGCGAGCTGGTTGATATGGTTTACGAGTATTGCCGGAAGCGTGGTCTGTATCCGGATGCAGAGTCTTATCCGTGGAAATCAAACGCGCACTACTGGCTGGTTACCAACCTGTATCAGAACATGCGGGCCAATGCGTTGACTGACGCGGAATTACGGCGCAAGGCTGCCGATGAACTGTCCTGTATGACCGCGCGAATTAACCGTGGTGAGGCGATACCTGAACCAGTAAAACAACTTCCTGTCATGGGCGGTAGACCTCTAAATCGTGCACAGGCTCTGGCGAAGATCGCAGAAATCAAAGCTAAGTTTGGGCTGAAAGGAGCAATTGTATGACGGGCAAAGAGGCAATTATTCATTACTTGGGGACTCATAAGAACTTCTGTGCGCAGGACGTTGCCGCGGTAACAGGTGCAACCGTAACCAGCATAAATCAGGCTGCGGCTAAAATGCCGCGGGCAGGAATCCTGGTCGTTGATGGTAAGGTCTGGCGAACGGTGTATTATCGGTTCGCTACCAGAGAAGAATGGGAAGGAAAGGTGAGCACGAATTTGATTTTTAAGGAGTGTCGCCAGAGTGCCGCGATGAAACGGGTATTGAGGGTATATAAAAGAACATCAATGGGTACACAATGATGAAACAGGTGAGTTGAGTTCAAACTGTAGTACAATTCTCTCCAGTTTGAACAGGAAAGAATATGCTATGAATCCTTATATTTATCTTGGTGGTGCAATACTTGCAGAGGTCATTGGTACAACCTTAATGAAGTTTTCAGAAGGTTTTACACGGTTATGGCCATCTGTTGGTACAATTATTTGTTATTGTGCATCATTCTGGTTATTAGCTCAGACGCTGGCTTATATTCCTACAGGGATTGCTTATGCTATCTGGTCAGGAGTCGGTATTGTCCTGATTAGCTTACTATCATGGGGATTTTTCGGCCAACGGTTGGACCTGCCAGCCATTATAGGCATGATGTTGATTTGTGCCGGTGTGTTGGTTATTAATTTATTGTCACGAAGCACACCACATTAAAAATAATTTGTTTTTAAACGACTAAAATATGGAGGCTCGTATATTTATATGGGCCTCGTTTTATGCTTTTTGTTAATGTCTTTAGTTTTTATTCATTCTTTTGTGCTTTCAAGATTATGGTGTAAGAAAATTGCAATGCGATTATTGTTGTATATTCAAGATAATGTGACCTTAATTGTCTTTTTAAATAAAAATTAAACAAAAATCATATCTCACCACTAAGGTTTATAAAAGCATACTTTAGCAGGTGTCACCATGAAAAAAGCCATAGCATATATGCGATTTTCATCACCAGGTCAGATGTCTGGTGATTCATTAAACCGCCAGAGAAGGCTTATTACTGAATGGCTAAAGGTAAATAGTGATTATTACCTTGATACCGTAACGTATGAAGATTTGGGGTTAAGCGCATTCAATGGAAAGCATGCACAATCAGGAGCTTTTTCGGAATTTTTAGATGCTATAGAACATGGTTATATATTGCCAGGGACTACATTGTTAGTTGAAAGTCTGGACAGACTTTCAAGAGAAAAAGTCGGTGAAGCGATTGAGCGTCTGAAATTGATTTTGAATCACGGTATTGATGTTATAACTCTTTGCGATAATACAGTCTATAATATTGACTCATTGAATGAGCCATATTCATTAATAAAAGCCATACTTATAGCACAAAGGGCAAATGAAGAAAGCGAGATAAAGTCAAGTCGGGTTAAATTATCATGGAAGAAAAAACGGCAGGATGCACTGGAGTCAGGCACGATTATGACGGCTTCTTGTCCGAGATGGCTCTCATTGGATGACAAAAGAACGGCTTTTGTTCCAGACCCCGACAGGGTGAAAACTATTGAGCTAATTTTTAAACTCAGGATGGAAAGGCGCTCATTGAATGCAATAGCCAAGTATTTAAATGATCATGCTGTAAAGAATTTCTCAGGAAAAGAAAGTGCATGGGGACCTTCTGTAATTGAAAAATTATTAGCGAATAAAGCTCTGATAGGTATATGCGTACCTTCATATCGTGCAAGAGGGAAAGGGATAAGTGAAATCGCTGGCTATTATCCCAGAGTCATATCAGATGATTTGTTTTACGCTGTACAGGAAATTCGGTTGGCACCTTTTGGTATTAGCAATAGTAGCAAGAATCCTATGCTAATAAATCTACTTCGAACAGTTATGAAGTGTGAGGCTTGTGGTAATACCATGATTGTTCATGCGGTATCTGGAAGTTTGCATGGCTATTATGTTTGTCCGATGAGAAGATTACATCGATGTGACAGACCATCAATAAAAAGAGATTTGGTTGATTATAATATCATTAATGAATTGCTTTTTAATTGTAGCAAAATTCAACCAGTTGAAAACAAGAAAGATGCTAATGAAACTTTAGAGTTAAAAATTATTGAGCTTCAGATGAAAATTAATAATTTAATCGTTGCATTGTCTGTCGCGCCTGAAGTTACCGCTATAGCAGAGAAAATAAGACTATTAGATAAGGAATTACGAAGGGCTTCGGTATCATTAAAAACTTTGAAGAGTAAAGGGGTGAGTTCACTTGGTGATTTTCATGCTATTGATTTAACCAGTAAAAATGGGCGAGAGCTATGTCGTACACTTGCCTATAAAATATTCGAAAAAATTATAATTAATACAGATAATAAAACCTGTGATATCTATTTTATGAATGGCATTGTTTTTAAACACTATCCTTTAATGAAAGTAATATCCGCCCAGCAGGCGATAAGTACTCTTAAATATATGGTTGATGGTGAGATTTATTTTTGAGTAATAATCACTTTTTCAACCGTGCTATGGTATGAAAGTAAAGTGACTAATATGATATTAACTATCTTGAACGAAGCGCCCTGAGCTATAGTTTTACTATAGGCACTGCCACTGGATGTTGGCATTCTTGCTCTAGTAGCTCAACAATACCCAATCACAAAACAATTCACTGATAACAAACTTTGTGCACGTGCTTGGTTATGGCGAACAGGTGATGTTAACCTCTTGCCTGAATGCCACTCCACTTCATTAAGTATCTGAGCACCGAGAGGCTGGTCACGCCCCCATTAAAAATAATTTCTTTTGAATCGAGTGAAATAGGTTAGCCCGCATAAGTGCGGGCTGCTTTTTACAGGTCAGCGTTTGTTTTTTGTTGTTGGGTAGCGGTTTTTATGGGGGTTCCCAGGTTTTTAGTAAACCACTCAACAACTCTGTTTATAATAATTGGCTGATACCATGTATTATCGCCATGCTCAGCCCCTTCTACCAGAACGTACTCAGCGTTATCGCCGTTCTTCTTCAACATCCTGAATAGTTTGGCGCTTTGCTCAGGTGAAACCAGAGTGTCTTTGCTACCATGCATAATAAGAAATGGGGGTTTTACTCCTTTCATATGTCCGATTGGACTGGCGTTTAGCGCTTTTTCTTTTGACGCTGTTATGGGGGCTCCCGCAAAACTTCTGAATGCAGGGCCATTGATCATTAAGGCTTCGGTTACGGCAGGAGATCGATGAACCTCCTGCACTGATTCAGGGAACCCCTCGCCAATATTCAACAAGTCAGAAATCCCATAAAGTGTGGCAACTGCCTGAACATCTGCTGATTGCTGAAGAAAGTCACCTTTATTAAAGGTTTTGTCACCATTTGTAGTTCCCATCATCTGGGCAAGCCATCCACCGGCAGAGTCACCCAGAACTCCGATTCTTTGAGGATCAATCCCATAATCGCTGGCATGTTCTCTCAAGTAACGTATTGCAGCTTTCCCATCCTCAACTGGTGCTGGAAATGTATCAGGAATTGTTCTGTATTCTACAGCGGCCACAACAAAACCAGCTTCAGCCAGAGCCATTCTCATTTCAATAAATTTGTCATGTTCAGAAGACATGAATCCGCCGCCGGGATAATAAATAATGGCTGGTTTTAAATCATTTGTTCGCGGGACAAGAACTGACATGTGAAGCTGTCTGACAGAACGAGTTCCTTTTATCTGGGAATAAACAACATCACCAATGAGATCGACCTGGTTTCTGGTGGGTGAAACACTAATGATATCTGCACCCGGGGTGTAACCAGGAAGATTAGTCTGGACAGGTGTTGCACAACTCCCGACCGACATGGCCATTGACATACCATACAATAGTGTTGCAGATGATAATATCTTGTTAATTTTCATGTTTTACATGCCTTGACTTATCGGATGAAATTCTCTTACTGAATTTAACGGCAGTTTAATAGCAGTACAACTCGTGGTAGCTAGGGAAATATCCCAGTCGTGGTTAAGGTTGTACTTGACGGCTATTATTTCAACAATGCTTAAAGTGAGAGCTTAAGGTTATGCGTATGTTTTACAGTCCGAGTAGATTCTGACCAATAGCTTCTTTGTATAATTCTGTCAGAAATAAATCTTGGCTTGCATGAAGTTTGAGACCTTATCTTGTTTGATTATGAATAATCAATTCGCCATAATTGTATCACCGGAGCCTGAACAACTCCTGTGACTTCTGCGCTAAACGGGGACGTTTATGCGCACATACAATCCAACCTATCTTCTCCATTCACAGATGCAGAAATGCACCTGCGATTTTTTGCATCCAGCGTTTGGCCTCTGCGGAGGTGAATCGTGAACCTCCCACAAGATGGCATCAAATTGCATCGCGGCAACTTCACCGCTTTCGGCCAGCAGATCCAGCCTTATCTGGAGGACGGAAAATGCTTTCGCATGGTGCTTAAACCGTGGCGTGAGAAACGCAGTCTTTCCCAGAATGCACTCAGCCATATGTGGTACAGCGAAATCAGTGAATACCTCATCAGCAGGGGGAAATCGTTCGCTACCGCAGCATGGGTAAAAGATGCTCTCAAACACACATACCTCGGTTATGAAACCAAGGACCTGGTTGATGTCGTAACCGGCGAAATCACTACTATCCAGTCGTTACGCCATACCTCCGATCTTGATACCGGAGAGATGTATGTCTTCCTGTGTAAGGTTGAAGCCTGGGCGATGAATATTGGCTGCCACCTGACTATTCCGCAGCGCTGCGAGTTCCAGCTGCTGCGCGACAAGCAGGAGGCGTAATGGCTACACCGCTTATTCGTATCATGAACGGACACATCTACAAAGTACCAAATCGTCGTAAGCGTAAACCTGAGCTGAAGCCATCCGAAATACCAACACTGCTCGGGTATACCGCCAGCCTGGTTGATAAAAAATGGTTGCGACTGGCAGCAAGGAGGAATCATGGCTGATTTGAGAAAAGCAGCGCGTGGTCGGGAATGCCAGGTAAGAATCCCTGGCGTATGTAATGGCAATCCTGAAACGTCAGTACTGGCACATATCCGGCTGGCTGGATTGTGCGGTACCGGTATCAAACCGCCAGACCTGATTGCCACCATTGCATGTTCTGCCTGCCACGACGAAATCGACCGTCGCACGCATTTTGTTGACGCTGGATATGCAAAAGAATGCGCGCTGGAAGGTATGGCGAGAACACAGGTTATCTGGTTGAAAGAGGGGGTTATTGAGGCGTGAATACCTACAGCATCACATTACCTTGGCCTCCGAGCAATAATCGCTATTACCGCCATAATCGTGGGCGCACGCACGTCAGCGCAGAGGGGCAGGCATACTGCGATAACGTCGCCCGAATCATTAAAAACGCAATGCTGGATATCGGCTTGGCTATGCCAGTGAAAATCCGTATTGAGTGCCACATGCCGGATCGCCGTCGCCGTGACCTGGATAATCTGCAAAAAGCCGCTTTTGACGCACTCACCAAAGCAGGTTTCTGGCTGGATGATATTCAGGTCGTTGATTACCGTGTTGTGAAGATGCCCGTTACCAAAGGTGGGAAGCTGGAGCTGACCATCACCGAACTGGGAGATGAATGATGTTTGAGTCTTATATGGCAGAGCGTCTTCGCCGCCGCTGGGTGCGCCTGCGCTTATATCGTTTTCCTGGTTCTGTTTTGACCGATTACCGAATACTGAAGAATTACGCCAAAACCCTGACAGGAGCAGGAGTATGAAGTCAGAGATAACAATCAACTAATACTGTTTTGTTGATTTTTGCTTGTAATTGGCGTTCTGGTCTGATTTTTGTGGAGTAAGTTGATGCGTGATATTCAGATGGTTCTTGAGCGTTGGGGAGCGTGGGCGGCTAATAATCATGAAGATGTGACCTGGTCGTCCGTTGCCGCCGGTTTTAAGGGATTAATTCCTTCAAAAGTAAAATCTCGCCCGCAATGTTGTGACGATGACGCGATGATCATTTGCGGGTGCATGGCCCGTCTGAAAAAGAACAACAGCGATTTACACGATTTATTAGTAGATTATTATGTATGTGGTATGACATTCATGTCACTGGCAAGTAAGCATTGCTGCTCGGATGGTTATATCGGGAAAAGGTTACAGAAGGCTGAGGGCATAATTGAAGGGATGTTAATGGCATTAGATATCCGGTTAGATATGGATATCGTTGCTAATAATTCTAATTGATATGCAATTGTTTACTAAAAGTTATTAAAAATGGGGCGTGGAAACGCCCCCAAAATAAAGGGTAATATATAACAGAAGGTTTATATAGTAAGAAGCAAGGTAGTGCTTCTAAAGGAAGTGGCTTGAGGGCTCCACTTATATGTTGCGGAGGCAAAGCCTCCCGCAACATATCTTTTTCGTAAGTCAGATTAGAACTGATAAACCAGACCTACAGCGACGATGTCGTCGGTATCAATACCAGCTGTTTTGGTAAACTTACTATCGTCAATTAAGTTGATTTTGTAATCAACAAAAGTGGACATGTTTTTATTAAAGTAGTAAGTAGCACCGACATCGACATACTTGACTAAGTCTCGGTCACCATGAACACCAAGGTCTTTACCTTTTGACTGAAGGTAAGCAACAGATGGTCGCAGACCGAAGTCAAACTGATATTGTGCTACTGCTTCAAAGTTTTGTGCTTTGTTTGCAATATGGTTATTACCAAAAACGGTCATATTCTGAGTTTCAGAATATGTGGTAGCCAGATAGATATTGTTCGCATCATATTTCAGGCCTGCAGCCCATACTTCCGCATTTTTGCCGGAGGCATTGAATTTGCTCTTACCATAGGCGACCTGACCGTCAGTGCGATCTGATTTAGCATAGGTTGCACCCACGCCGAATCCTTCATACTCATAAGTAGTGGAGAAACCGAAACCATCACCATTGGCTTCAGTTACGTCAGTGCGGTCATTTTTACCCTGATACTGAGCAGCAAAGTTCAGGCCATCGACCAGACCAAAGAAGTCGTTGTTACGATAAGTTGCAACACCAGTAGTGCGACCAGTCATGAACACATCTGTTTGGGTCCAGGTATCACCACCGAATTCTGGCAGGACGTCAGTCCACGCACCGATGTCGTATGCTACACCGTAGTTACGGCCGTAATCGATTGAGCCGTAATCACCAAATTTCAGGCCTGCAAATGCAAGACGGGTTTTGTCTTTGGAAGAACCTTGAGATTCAGCACGGTTGCCTTTGAATTCATATTCCCACTGACCGAAACCAGTCAGTTGATCGTTGATTTGGGTTTCACCTTTGAAGCCAAGACGGGCATAAGTAGTATCACCATCATCTGCATCATTAGAGGAAAAGTAGTGCTTGGCATTAACTTTCCCGTATAGATCCAGCTTGTTACTGTCTTTATTATAAATTTCAGCTGCCTGAGCAGACATCGCCATCAGTACTGATGCAGCTACAGCAGAAATTGCCACTGTTAATTTTTTCATTGTACGCCCTTTTTTTTGAACTATTATTAAAAAATGATGTCACTGCGCGATAAATATTCATCTAATCAATGCGATTATTTCAAGATGTAAGTTTTAGTTTCTCATTTAATTTGTGAAGTAGATCTCTATTTTTATCTGAACCTTTTCTATCTAATCCTATTCATGGCTCTTGTTTGAACGAAAATAAATCTATTAGCTAATTTATATTAATGGCACTTATTTATAAGCGCTCTATAATTCTTTAGCTTAATTTAAACAAACTAAAAATAACATCGGAAATTATTCATTGGTTATTTGTTGAAGTTTTCTTATGTATTTGTGGTGGTGTTTTGAACACTCGGTGGCATTCTCACAAATATCATTTAGTAGTTTACGTACGTAAAAAATTGGTTATGCTGTTAAGAGTGGTTACTTCGTCACACAGCTTAAACCCGCCGTCGAGCGGGTTTTTCCATTTTTTGAGTCTCGATATTAGCTGATAACCCAATACCTGAGTTATTCACTGACTCCAAATCTGTTACGTTTCTGCCTTTATTGCGATACGTAGTATCCCCTTAATTTACACCCGCTTTGTCTGCGAGGTGGGGTTATGAAATCCATGGATAAGTTAACAACGGGTGTCGCCTATGGCACCTCAGCAGGTAGTGCCGGGTACTGGTTTTTACAGTTGCTCGATAAAGTCACGCCCTCACAGTGGGCGGCAATAGGTGTGCTGGGTAGTCTGGTATTTGGCTTGCTGACGTATCTGACAAACCTTTATTTCAAGATTAAAGAAGATAAGCGTAAGGCTGCGAGAGGTGAATAATGTCGCCATCATTACGCAAGGCTATTGCTGCTGCTATTGGTGGTGGGGCTGTTGCCATAGCGTCTGTGCTCATCACTGGTCCGAGTGGTGACGATGGCCTGGAAGGTGTCAGCTACATACCATACAAAGATATCGTTGGCGTATGGACTGTATGTCACGGACACACCGGAAAAGACATCATGCTCGGTAAAACGTATACCGAAGCAGAATGCAAAGCCCTCCTGAATAAAGACCTTGCCACTGTCGCCAGACAAATTAACCCGTACATCACAGTCGATATACCGGAAACAACGCGCGGCGCTCTTTACTCATTCGTTTACAACGTGGGCGCTGGCAATTTCAGAACATCGACGCTTCTTCGCAAAATAAACCAGGGCGATATCAAAGGCGCATGTGATCAGCTACGGCGCTGGACATACGCTGGCGGTAAGCAATGGAAAGGGCTGATGACTCGCCGTGAGATTGAGCGTGAAGTCTGTTTGTGGGGGCAACAATGAGCATGATTTGCTTTTTCATGGCAGCGTTGCTCGCATTCAATGGCAACGATGCGTGGCCGTGGTTTCTGGCTGTTGGAGTGTTGATGTCATGAGTCGGTTAACCGCGATTATCTCCGCTCTGCTCATCTGCATCATCGTCTGCCTGTTATGGACTGTTAATCATTACCGTGATAACGCCATTACCTACAAAGCCCAGCGCGACAAAAATGCCAGAGAACTGAAGCTGGCGAATGCGGCAATTACTGACATGCAGATGCGTCAGCGTGATGTTGCTGCGCTCGATGCAAAATACACGAAGGAGTTAGCTGATGCGAAAGCTGAAAATGATGCTCTGCGTGATGATGTTGCCGCTGGTCGTCGTCGGTTGCACATCAAAGCAGTCTGTCAGTCAGTGCGTGAAGCCACCACCGCCTCCGGCGTGGATAATGCAGCCTCCCCCCGACTGGCAGACACCGCTGAACGGGATTATTTCACCCTCAGAGAGAGGCTGATCACGATGCAAAAACAACTGGAAGGAACCCAGAAGTATATTAATGAGCAGTGCAGATAGAGCTGCCCATATCGATGGGCAACTCATGCAATTATTGTGAGCAATAGACACGCGCTTCCAGCGGAGTATAAATGCCTAAAGTAATAAAACCGAGCAATCCATTTACGAATGTTTGCTGGGTTTCTGTTTTAACAACATTTTCTGCGCCGCCACAAATTTTGGCTGCATCAACAGTTTTCTCCTGTCCAATTCCCGAAACGAAGAAATGATGGGTGATGGTTTCCTTTGGTGTTACTGCTGTCGGTTTGTTTCCAACAGTAAACGTCTGTTGAGCACATCCTGTAATAAGCATTGCCAGAGCGGCAGAAAACAACATTTTTTTCATCTTATTATCCTGCATTGTTAAAAACGGCAGAATCCTATGTGACAACAATTAAACGATAGTTAAATGGATTGATGAAAATTAAAACTATATAGGTGGATGCTCAGCCTATTGGAGGAGGGAGGCACTCAGAATCCTGTGGAATGAAATAAACCGCTCTATCTGTCCATTACCCTTTTAGCTGCGCTGTATCGTCGCCGTATTCCCGCATTAACCATGACCGTAGCCCGACGGGGAATTCCTTCTGCGTGAGTGTGCGGGAATAATCAAAAACGATGCACACCGGGTTTTTACCGCGTTTATGGTTCGCGGGGGGGGGGCCCTCATGCTCGCCAGTCCTGTGCGGGGGTGGAAGAAACAGGACGTGTATTCAGGTCTGTGTGACTGTGGTCGCAAGACTTTTGTCGTTCAGCTATTAAATCCCATTACGAAGTAGACCAGAACGGCCAACGGGTCCTTTCCGGCGATCCGACAGGTTACGGGGCGGCGACCTCGCGGGTTTTCGCTATTTATGAAAATTTTCCGGTTTAAGGTGTTTCCGTTCTTCTTCGCCGTAACCTAATGTTTTTATTTAAAACACCCCCTGAAAAGAAAGGAAACGACAGGTGCTGAAAGCGAGCTTTTTGGCCTCTGTCGTTTCCTTTCTCTGTTTTTGTCCGTGGAATGAGCAATGGAAGTCAACAAAAAGCAGCTGGCTGACATTTTCGGTGCGAGTATCCGTACCATTCAGAACTGGCAGGAACAGGGAATGCCCGTTCTGCGAGGCGGTGGCAAGGGTAATGAGGTGCTTTATGACTCTGCCGCCGTCATAAAATGGTATGCCGAAAGGGATGCTGAAATTGAGAACGAAAAGCTGCGCCGGGAGGTTGAAGAACTGCTGCAGGCCAGCGAGACAGATCTCCAGCCAGGGACTATTGAGTACGAACGCCATCGACTTACGCGTGCGCAGGCCGATGCACAGGAGCTGAAAAATGCCAGAGACTCCGCTGAAGTGGTGGAAACCGCATTCTGTACTTTCGTGCTGTCGCGTATCGCAGGTGAAATTGCCAGTATTCTCGACGGGATCCCCCTGTCGGTGCAGCGGCGTTTTCCGGAACTGGAAAACCGACATGTTGATTTCCTGAAACGGGATATCATCAAAGCCATGAACAAAGCAGCCGCGCTGGATGAACTGATACCGGGGTTGCTGAGTGAATATATCGAACAGTCAGGTTAACAGGCTGCGGCATTTTGTCCGCGCCGGGCTTCGCTCACTGTTCAGGCCGGAGCCACAGACCGCCGTTGAATGGGCGGATGCCAGTTACTATCTCCCGAAAGAATCCGCATACCAGGAAGGGCGCTGGGAAACACTGCCCTTTCAGCGGGCCATCATGAATGCGATGGGCAGTGACTACATCCGCGAGGTGAATGTGGTGAAGTCTGCCCGTGTTGGTTATTCCAAAATGCTGCTGGGTGTTTATGCCTACTTCATAGAGCATAAGCAGCGCAACACCCTTATCTGGTTGCCGACGGATGGTGATGCCGAGAACTTTATGAAAACCCACGTTGAGCCGACTATCCGTGATATTCCGTCGCTGCTGGCGCTGGCACCGTGGTATGGCAAAAAGCACCGGGATAACACGCTCACCATGAAGCGTTTTACCAATGGGCGTGGCTTCTGGTGCCTGGGCGGTAAAGCGGCAAAAAACTACCGTGAAAAGTCAGTGGATGTGGCGGGTTATGATGAACTTGCTGCCTTTGATGAGGATATTGAACAGGAAGGCTCTCCGACGTTCCTGGGCGATAAGCGTATTGAAGGCTCGGTCTGGCCAAAGTCCATCCGTGGCTCCACGCCCAAAGTGAGAGGCACCTGCCAGATTGAGCGTGCAGCCAGTGAATCCCCGCATTTTATGCGTTTTCATGTTGCCTGCCCGCACTGTGGGGAGGAGCAGTACCTTAAATTTGGCGATAAAGAGACGCCGTTTGGCCTCAAATGGACGCCGGATGATCCCTCCAGCGTGTTTTATCTCTGCGAGCATAATGCCTGCGTCATCCGTCAGCAGGAGCTGGACTTTACTGATGCCCGTTATATCTGCGAAAAGACCGGGATCTGGACCCGTGATGGCATTCTCTGGTTTTCGTCATCCGGTGAAGAGATTGAGCCACCGGACAGTGTGACCTTTCACATCTGGACGGCGTACAGCCCGTTCACCACCTGGGTTCAGATTGTCAAAGACTGGATGAAGACGAAAGGGGATACGGGAAAACGTAAAACCTTCGTAAACACCACGCTCGGTGAGACGTGGGAGGCGAAAATTGGCGAACGTCCGGATGCTGAAGTGATGGCAGAGCGGAAAGAGCATTATTCAGCGCCCGTTCCTGACCGTGTGGCTTACCTGACCGCCGGTATCGACTCCCAGCTGGACCGCTACGAAATGCGCGTATGGGGATGGGGGCCGGGTGAGGAAAGCTGGCTGATTGACCGGCAGATTATTATGGGCCGCCACGACGATGAACAGACGCTGCTGCGTGTGGATGAGGCCATCAATAAAACCTATACCCGCCGGAATGGTGCAGAAATGTCGATATCCCGTATCTGCTGGGATACTGGCGGGATTGACCCGACCATTGTGTATGAACGCTCGAAAAAACATGGGCTGTTCCGGGTGATCCCCATTAAAGGGGCATCCGTCTACGGAAAGCCGGTGGCCAGCATGCCACGTAAGCGAAACAAAAACGGGGTTTACCTTACCGAAATCGGTACGGATACCGCGAAAGAGCAGATTTATAACCGCTTCACACTGACGCCGGAAGGGGATGAACCGCTTCCCGGTGCCGTTCACTTCCCGAATAACCCGGATATTTTTGATCTGACCGAAGCGCAGCAGCTGACGGCTGAAGAGCAGGTCGAAAAATGGGTGGATGGCAGGAAAAAAATACTGTGGGACAGCAAAAAGCGACGCAATGAGGCGCTCGACTGCTTCGTTTATGCGCTGGCGGCGCTGCGCATCAGTATTTCCCGCTGGCAGCTGGATCTCAGTGCGCTGCTGGCGAGCCTGCAGGAAGAGGATGGTGCAGCAACCAACAAGAAAACACTGGCAGATTACGCCCGTGCCTTATCCGGAGAGGATGAATGACGCGACAGGAAGAACTTGCCGCTGCCCGTGCGGCACTGCATGACCTGATGACAGGTAAACGGGTGGCAACGGTACAGAAAGACGGACGGCGAGTGGAGTTTACGGCCACTTCCGTGTCTGACCTGAAAAAATACATTGCGGAGCTGGAGGTGCAGACCGGCATGACACAGCGACGCAGGGGACCTGCAGGATTTTATGTATGAAAACGCCCACCATTCCCACCCTTCTGGGACCGGACGGCATGACATCGCTGCGTGAATATGCCGGTTATCACGGCGGTGGCAGCGGATTTGGTGGGCAGTTGCGGGCGTGGAACCCACCGAGTGAAAGTGTGGATGCAGCCCTGCTGCCCAACTTTACCCGTGGCAATGCCCGCGCAGACGATCTGGTACGTAATAACGGCTATGCCGCCAACGCCATCCAGCTGCATCAGGATCATATCGTCGGGTCTTTTTTCCGGCTCAGTCATCGCCCAAGCTGGCGCTATCTGGGCATCGGGGAGGAAGAAGCCCGTGCCTTTTCCCGCGAGGTTGAAGCGGCATGGAAAGAGTTTGCCGAGGATGACTGCTGCTGCATTGACGTTGAGCGAAAACGCACGTTTACCATGATGATTCGGGAAGGTGTGGCCATGCACGCCTTTAACGGTGAACTGTTCGTTCAGGCCACCTGGGATACCAGTTCGTCGCGGCTTTTCCGGACACAGTTCCGGATGGTCAGCCCGAAGCGCATCAGCAATCCGAACAATACCGGCGACAGCCGGAACTGCCGTGCCGGTGTGCAGATTAATGACAGTGGTGCGGCGCTGGGATATTACGTCAGCGAGGACGGGTATCCTGGCTGGATGCCGCAGAAATGGACATGGATACCCCGTGAGCTACCCGGCGGGCGCGCCTCGTTCATTCACGTCTTTGAACCCGTGGAGGACGGGCAGACCCGAGGTGCAAATGTGTTTTACAGCGTGATGGAGCAGATGAAGATGCTCGACACGCTGCAGAACACGCAGCTGCAGAGTGCCATTGTGAAGGCGATGTATGCCGCCACCATTGAAAGTGAGCTGGATACGCAGTCAGCGATGGATTTTATTCTGGGCGCGAACAGTCAGGAGCAGCGGGACAAGCTGACCGGCTGGATTGGTGAAATTGCCGCGTATTACTCCGCCGCACCGGTCCGGCTGGGAGGCGCAAAAGTGCCGCACCTGATGCCGGGTGACTCACTGAACCTGCAGACGGCTCAGGACACGGATAACGGCTACTCCGTGTTTGAGCAGTCACTGCTGCGGTATATCGCTGCCGGGCTGGGTGTCTCGTATGAGCAGCTTTCCCGGAATTACGCCCAGATGAGCTACTCCACGGCACGGGCCAGCGCGAACGAGTCGTGGGCGCACTTTATGGGGCGGCGAAAATTCGTCGCATCCCGTCAGGCGAGTCAGATGTTTCTGTGCTGGCTGGAAGAGGCTATCGTTCGCCGCGTGGTGACGTTACCTTCAAAAGCGCGCTTCAGCTTTCAGGAAGCCCGCAGTGCCTGGGGGAACTGTGACTGGATAGGCTCCGGTCGTATGGCCATCGATGGTCTGAAAGAAGTGCAGGAAGCGGTGATGCTGATAGAAGCCGGACTGAGCACCTACGAGAAAGAGTGCGCGAAACGCGGTGACGACTATCAGGAAATTTTTGCCCAGCAGGTCCGTGAAACGATGGAGCGCCGTGCAGCCGGTCTTAAACCGCCCGCCTGGGCGGCTGCGGCATTTGAATCCGGGCTGCGACAATCAACAGAGGAGGAGAAGAGTGACAGCAGAGCTGCGTAATCTCCCGCATATTGCCAGTATGGCCTTTAATGAGCCGCTGATGCTTGAACCCGCCTATGCGCGGGTTTTCTTTTGTGCGCTTGCAGGCCAGCTTGGGATCAGCCGCCTGACGGATGCGGTATCCGGCGACAGTCTGACTGCCGGAGAGGCACCCGCGACGCTGGCGTTATCCGGTGATGATGACGGACCACGACAGGCCCGCAGTTATCAGGTCATGAACGGCATCGCCGTGCTGCCGGTGTCCGGCACGCTGGTCAGCCGGACGCGGGCGCTGCAGCCGTATTCGGGGATGACCGGTTACAACGGCATTATCGCCCGTCTGCAACAGGCTGCCAGCGATCCGATGGTGGACGGCATTCTGCTCGATATGGACACGCCAGGCGGAATGGTGGCGGGAGCATTTGACTGCGCTGACATCATCGCCCGTGTGCGTGACATAAAACCGGTATGGGCGCTGGCCAACGACATGAACTGCAGTGCAGGTCAGCTGCTTGCCAGTGCTGCCTCCCGGCGTCTGGTCACGCAGACCGCCCGGACAGGCTCCATCGGCGTCATGATGGCTCACAGTAATTACGGTGCTGCGCTGGAGAAACAGGGTGTGGAAATCACGCTGATTTACAGCGGCAGCCATAAGGTGGATGGCAACCCCTACAGCCATCTTCTGGATGACGTCCGGGAGACACTGCAGTCCCGGATGGATGCAACCCGCCAGATGTTTGCGCAGAAGGTGTCGGCATATACCGGCCTGTCTGTGCAGGCTGTGCTGGATACCGAGGCTGCAGTGTACAGCGGTCAGGAGGCCATTGATGCCGGACTGGCTGATGAACTTGTTAACAGCACCGATGCGATCACCGTCATGCGTGATGCACTGGATGCACGTAAATCCCGTCTCTCAGGAGGGCGAATGACCAAAGAGACTCAATCAACAACTGTTTCAGCCACTGCTTCGCAGGCTGACGTTACTGGCGTGGTGCAAGCGACGGAGGGCGAGAACGCCAGCGCTGCGCAGCCGGACGTGAACGCGCAGATCACCGCAGCGGTTGCGGCAGAAAACAGTCGCATTATGGGGATCCTCAACTGTGAGGAGGCTCACGGACGCGAAGAACAGGCATGCGTGCTGGCCGAAACCCCCGGTATGACCGTGGAAACGGCCCGCCGTATTCTGGCCGCAGCACCACAGAGTGCACAGGCGCGCAGTGACACTGCGCTGGATCGTCTGATGCAGGGGGCACCGGCACCGCTGGCTGCAGGTAACCCGGCATCTGATGCCGTTAACGATTTGCTGAACACACCAGTGTAAGGGATGTTTATGACGAGCAAAGAAACCTTTACCCATTACCAGCCGCTGGGCAACAGTGACCCGGCTCATACCGCAACCGCGCCCGGCGGATTGAGTGCGAAAGCGCCTGCAATGACCCCGCTGATGCTGGACACCTCCACCCGTAAGCTGGTTGCGTGGGATGGCACCACCGACGGTGCTGCCGTTGGCATTCTTGCAGTTGCTGCTGACCAGACCAGCACCACACTGACGTTCTACAAGTCCGGCACGTTCCGTTATGAGGATGTGCTCTGGCCGGAGGCTGCCAGCGACGAGACGAAAAAACGGACCGCGTTTGCCGGAACGGCAATCAGCATCGTTTAACTTTACCCTTCATCACTAAAGGCCGCCTGTGCGGCTTTTTTTACGGGATTTTTTTTATGTCGATGTACACAACCGCCCAGCTGCTGGCGGCAAATGAGCAGAAATTTAAGTTTGATCCGCTGTTTCTGCGTCTCTTTTTCCGTGAGAGCTATCCCTTCACCACGGAGAAAGTCTATCTCTCACAAATTCCGGGACTGGTAAACATGGCGCTGTACGTTTCGCCGATTGTTTCCGGTGAGGTTATCCGTTCCCGTGGCGGATCCACCTCTGAATTTACGCCGGGATATGTCAAGCCGAAGCATGAGGTGAATCCGCAGATGACCCTGCGTCGCCTGCCGGATGAAGATCCGCAGAATCTGGCGGACCCGGCTTACCGCCGCCGTCGCATCATCATGCAGAACATGCGTGACGAAGAGCTGGCCATTGCTCAGGTCGAAGAGATGCAGGCCGTTTCTGCCGTGCTTAAGGGCAAATACACCATGACCGGTGAAGCCTTCGATCCGGTTGAGGTGGATATGGGCCGCAGTGCGGCGAATAACATCACGCAGTCCGGCGGCACGGAGTGGAGCAAGCGTGACAAGTCCACGTATGACCCGACCGACGATATCGAAGCCTACGCGCTGAACGCCAGCGGTGTGGTGAATATCATCGTGTTTGATCCGAAAGGCTGGGCGCTGTTCCGTTCCTTCAAAGCCGTCAAGGAGAAGCTGGATACCCGTCGTGGCTCTAATTCCGAGCTGGAGACAGCGGTGAAAGACCTGGGTAAAGCGGTGTCCTATAAGGGGATGTATGGCGATGTTGCCATCGTCGTGTATTCCGGACAGTACGTGGAAAACGGCGTCAAAAAGAACTTCCTGCCGGACAACACGATGGTGCTGGGGAACACTCAGGCACGCGGTCTGCGTACCTATGGCTGTATTCAGGATGCGGACGCACAGCGCGAAGGCATTAACGCCTCTGCCCGTTACCCGAAAAACTGGGTGACCACCGGCGATCCGGCGCGTGAGTTCACCATGATTCAGTCAGCACCGCTGATGCTGCTGGCTGACCCTGATGAGTTCGTGTCCGTACAACTGGCGTAATCGTGGCCCTTCGGGGCCATTTTCTCTCTGTGGAGGAGTCCATGACGAAAGATGAACTGATTGCCCGTCTCCGCTCGCTGGGTGAACAACTGAACCGTGATGTCAGTCTGACGGGGACGAAAGAAGAACTGGCGCTCCGTGTGGCAGAGCTGGAAGAGGAGCTTGATGACACGGGCGACACTGCCGGTCAGGATACCCCTCTCAGCCCGGAAAATGTGCTGACCGGGCATGAACATGAGGTGGTATCAGCGCAGCCGGATACCGTGATTCAGGATACGGCTGAACTGGTCACGGTCGTGGCACTGGTGACGCTGCATACTGATGCACTTCACGCCACGCGGGATGAACCTGTGGCATTTGTGCTGCCGGGAACGGCGTTCCGTGTCTCTGCCGGTGTGGCAGCTGAAATGACAGAGCGCGGCCTGGCCAGAATGCAATAACGGGAGGCGCTGTGGCTGATTTCGATAACCTGTTCGATGCTGCCATTGCCCGCACCGATGAAACGATACGCGGGTACATGGGAACGTCAGCCACCATGACATCCGGTGAGCAGTCCGGCGCAGTAATACGTGGTGTTTTTGATGACCCTGAAAATATCAGCTATGCCGGACAGGGCGTGCGCGTTGAAGGCTCCAGCCCGTCCCTGTTTGTCCGGACTGATGATGTGCGGCAACTGCGGCGTGGAGACACGCTGACCATCGGTGAGGAAAACTTCTGGATAGATCGTGTTTCGCCGGATGATGGCGGAAGCTGTCATCTCTGGCTTGGACGGGGCGTACCGCCTGCCGTTAACCGTCGCCGCTGAAAGGGGGATGTATGGCCATAAAAGGTCTTGAGCAGGCCGTTGAAAACCTCAGCCGTATCAGCAAAACGGCGGTGCCTGGTGCCGCCGCAATGGCCATTAACCGCGTTGCTTCATCCGCGATATCGCAGTCGGCGTCACAGGTTGCCCGTGAGACAAAGGTACGCCGGAAACTGGTAAAGGAAAGGGCCAGGCTGAAAAGGGCCACGGTTAAAAATCCGCAGGCCAGAATCAGGGTTAACCGGGGGGATTTGCCCGTAATAAAGCTGGGTAACGCGCGGATTGTCCTGTCCCGACGCAGGCGTCGTAAAAAGGGGCAGCGTTCAGCCCTGAAAGGTGGCGGCAGCGTGCTTGTGGTGGGAAACCGTCGTATTCCCGGCGCGTTTATTCAGCAACTGAAAAATGGCCGCTGGCATGTTATGCAGCGTGTGGCCGGGAAAAACCGTTACCCCATTGATGTGGTGAAAATCCCGATGGCGGTGCCACTGACCACGGCGTTTAAACAGAATATTGAACGGATACGGCGTGAGCGTCTTCCGAAAGAGCTGGGCTATGCGCTGCAGCATCAACTGAGAATGGTAATAAAGCGATGAAACATACTGAACTCCGTGCAGCCGTACTGGATGCACTGGAGAAGCATGACACCGGGGCGACGCTTTTTGATGGTCGCCCCGCTGTTTTTGATGAGGCGGATTTTCCGGCAATTGCCGTTTATCTCACCGGCGCTGAATACACGGGCGAAGAGCTGGACAGCGATACCTGGCAGGCGGAGCTGCATATTGAAGTTTTCCTGCCTGCTCAGGTGCCGGATTCAGAGCTGGATTCGTGGATGGAGTCCCGGATTTATCCGGTGATGAGCGATATTCCGGCACTGTCAGATTTGATCACCAGTATGGTGGCCAGTGGCTATGACTACCGACGCGACGATGATGCGGGCCTGTGGAGTTCAGCCGATCTGACGTATGTCATTACCTATGAAATGTGAGGACGATATGCCTGTACCAAATCCTACAATGCCGGTGAAAGGGGCCGGGACCACACTATGGGTTTATAAGGGGAACGGTGACCCTTATGCGAACCCGCTTTCAGACGTTGACTGGTCGCGTCTGGCAAAAGTTAAAGACCTGACGCCCGGCGAACTGACCGCTGAGTCCTATGACGACAGTTATCTCGATGATGAGGATGCGGACTGGACTGCGACCGGGCAGGGGCAGAAATCAGCCGGAGATACCAGCTTCACGCTGGCGTGGATGCCCGGAGAGCAGGGGCAGCAGGCGCTGCTGGCGTGGTTTAATGAAGGTGATACCCGTGCCTATAAAATCCGCTTCCCGAACGGCACGGTCGATGTGTTCCGTGGCTGGGTCAGCAGTATCGGTAAAGCGGTGACGGCGAAGGAAGTGATCACCCGCACGGTGAAGGTCACCAATGTGGGACGCCCGTCGATGGCAGAAGATCGCAGCACGGTAACAGCGGCCACCGGCATGACGGTAACGCCAGCCAGTGCTTCCGTAGTGAAAGGGCAGAGCACGACGCTGACCGTGGCATTCCAGCCGGAAGGCGCAACCGACAAGAGCTTCCGTGCGGTGTCAGCGGATAAAACAAAAGCCACCGTGTCGGTCAGTGGTATGACCATCACCGTGAACGGCGTTGCTGCAGGCAAGGTCAACATTCCGGTTGTATCCGGTAATGGTGAGTTTGCTGCGGTTGCAGAAATCACCGTCACCGCCAGTTAATCCGGAGAGTCAGCGATGTTCCTGAAAACAGAATCATTTGAACATAACGGCGTGACCGTCACGCTTTCTGAACTGTCAGCCCTGCAGCGTATTGAGCATCTTGCCTGGTTGAAAGAGCAGGAAAAAAAGGCTGAATCCAGCGGCAACCTGCAGGTGTCTGTAGAGGATCTTATCAGAGGCGGGGCGTTTCTGGTGGCGATGTCTCTGTGGCATAACCATCCGCAGAAGACAAAGCTGCCGTCCATGAATGAAGCCATTACGCAGATTGAGCAGGAAGTGCTTACCACCTGGCCCACGGAGGCAATTGCTCAGGCTGAAAACGTGGTGTTACGTCTGTCCGGAACGTCTGAGTTTGTGGTGAATAATTCCCCTGAACAGGCAGATGACGCCGGGCCTGCAGAGCCTGTTTCTGCGGGAAAGTGTTCGTCGGTGAGCTGAGTTTTGCCCTGAAACTGGCGCGTGAGATGGGGCGACCCGACTGGCGCGCCATGCTTGCCGGGATGTCATCCACGGAGTATGCCGACTGGCACCGCTTTTACAGTACCCATTATTTTCATGATGTTCTGCTGGATATGCACTTTTCCGGGCTGACGTACACCGTGCTCAGCCTGTTTTTCAGCGATCCGGATATGCATCCGCTGGATTTCAGTCTGCTTAACCGGCGCGAGGCTGACGAAGAGCCTGAAGATGATGTGCTGATGCAGAAAGCGGCAGGGCTTGCCGGAGGCGTCCGCTTTGGCCCGGACGGGAATGAAGTTATCCCCGCTTCCCCGTATGTGGCGGACATGATGGAGGATGACGTAATGCTGATGACAGTATCAGAAGGGATCGCAGGAGGAGTCCGGTATGGCTGAACCGGTAGGCGATCTGGTCGTTGATTTAAGTCTGGATGCGGCCAGATTTGACGAGCAGATGGCCAGAGTCAGGCGTCATTTTTCCGGTACGGAAAGTGATGCGAAAAAAACAGCGGCAGTCGTTGAACAGTCAATGAACCGGCAGGCGCTGGCTGCACAGAAAGCGGGGATTTCCGTCGGGCAGTATAAAGCTGCCATGCGTATGCTGCCTGCGCAGTTCACCGACGTGGCCACGCAGCTTGCAGGGGGGCAGAATCCGTGGCTCATCCTGCTGCAACAGGGTGGTCAGGTGAAGGACTCCTTCGGCGGGATGATCCCCATGTTCAGGGGGCTTGCCGGTGCGATCACCCTGCCGATGGTTGGTATCACTTCGCTGGCGGTGGCGACCGGTGCGCTGGCGTATGCCTGGTATCAGGGTGACTCAACCCTGTCCAATTTCAATAAAACGCTGGTCCTTTCCGGTAATCAGGCGGGACTGACGGCAGATCGTATGCTGGCCCTGTCCAGATCCGGGCAGGCGGCAGGGCTGACGTTTAACCAGACCAGCGAGTCACTGACGGCGCTGGTGAATGCCGGTGTGCGTGGTGGTGAGCAGTTTGAGGCAATCAGCCAGAGTGTGGCGCGTTTCTCCTCTGCATCCGGCGTGGAGGTGGACAAGGTCGCTGAAGCCTTCGGGAAGCTGACCACAGACCCGACGTCGGGGCTGACAGCGATGGCGCGCCAGTTCCATAACGTGACGGCGGAACAGATTGCGTATGTTGCTCAGTTGCAGCGTTCCGGCGATGGGGCCGGGGCATTGCAGGCGGCGAACGAGGCCGCAACGAAAGGGTTTGATGACCAGACCCGTAAACTGAAAGATAACATGGGTACGCTGGAGACCTGGGCAGACAAGACTGCACAGGCATTCAAATCCATGTGGGATTCGGTGCTGGATATTGGTCGCCCGGACTCCTCCCAGGGAATGCTGGAGAAAGCAGAAAAGGCTTTTGATGAGGCGGACAAAAAATGGCAGTGGTATCAGAGCCGGAGCCACCGGCGCGGTAAAACCTCAGCATTTCTTGCCAATCTCCGGGGAGCATGGGAGGACAGAGCGAATGCGCAACTTGGGCTTTCAGCCGCCACGTTGCAGGCAGATCTTGAAAAGGCCAGTGAGATGGCAGCAAAAGATCGGGCCGAGTCTGAGGCATCACGGCTGAAATATACCGAAGAGGCGCAGAAGGCTTACGAACGCCTGCAGACGCCGCTGGAGAAATATACCGCCCGTCAGGAAGAACTGAACAAGGCACTGAAAGACGGGAAAATCCTGCAGGCAGATTACAACACGCTGATGGCGGCGGCGAAAAAGGATTATGAAGCGACGCTGAAAAAGCCGAAACAGTCCGGCGTGAAAGTGTCTGCGGGCGATCGTCAGGAAGACAGTGCTCATGCTGCCCTGCTGACGCTTCAGGCTGAACTCCGGACGCTGGAGAAGCATGCCGGAGCGAATGAGAAAATCAGCCAGCAGCGCCGGGATTTGTGGAAGGCGGAAAGTCAGTTCGCGGTACTGGAGGAGGCGGCGCAACGTCGCCAGCTGTCCGCACAGGAGAAATCCCTGCTGGCGCATAAAGATGAGACGCTGGAGTACAAACGCCAGCTGGCTGCACTTGGCGATAAGGTCACGTATCAGGAGCACCTGAACGCGCTGGCGCAGCAGGCGGATAAATTCGCACAGCAGCAACGGGCAAAACGGGCAGCCATTGAGGCGAAAAACCGGGGGCTGACTGACCGGCAGGCAGCGCGGGACGCCACGGAACAGCGCCTGAAGGAACAGTATGGCGATAATCCGCTGGCGCTGAATAACGTCATGTCAGAGCAGAAAAAGACCTGGGCGGCTGAAGACCAGCTTCGCGGGAACTGGATGGCAGGCCTGAAGTCCGGCTGGAGTGAGTGGGAAGAGAGCTCCACGGACAGTATGTCGCAGGTAAAAAGTGCAGCCACGCAGACCTTTGATGGTATTGCACAGAATATGGCGGCGATGCTGACCGGCAGTGAGCAGAACTGGCGCAGCTTCACCCGTTCCGTGCTGTCCATGATGACAGAAATTCTGCTTAAGCAGGCAATGGTGGGGATTGTCGGGAGTATCGGCAGCGCCATTGGCGGGGCTGTTGGTGGCGGCGCATCCGCGTCAGGCGGTACAGCCATTCAGGCCGCTGCGGCGAAATTCCATTTTGCAACCGGAGGATTTACGGGAACCGGCGGCAAATATGAGCCAGCGGGGATTGTTCACCGTGGTGAATTTGTCTTCACGAAGGAGGCAACCAGCCGGATTGGCGTGGGGAATCTCTACCGGCTGATGCGCGGCTATGCCACCGGTGGTTATGTCGGTACACCGGGCAGTCTGGCTGACAGCCGATCGCAGGCGTCCGGGACGTTTGAGCAGAATAACCATGTGGTGATTAACAACGACGGCACGAACGGTCAGATAGGGCCACAGGCGCTGAAGGCTGTTTATGACGTAGCCCGTAAGGCGGCAATGGATGTTGTGACCGGGCAGATGCGTGATGGTGGTCTGTTCTCCGGAGGTGGACGATGAAAACCTTCCGCTGGAAAGTGAAACCCGGTATGGATGTGGCTTCGGCCCCTTCTGTAAGAAAGGTGCGCTTTGGTGATGGCTATTCCCAGCGAGCGCCTGCCGGGCTGAATGCCAACCTGAAAACGTACAGCGTGACGCTTTCTGTTCCCCGTTGGGAGGCCGCGGCGCTGGAGTCGTTTCTGGAAGAGCACGGGGGCTGGAAAGCCTTTCTGTGGACGCCGCCTTATGAGTGGCGGCAGATAAAGGTGACCTGCGCAAAATGGTCGTCGCGGGTCAGTATGCTGCGTGTTGAGTTCAGCGCAGAGTTTGAACAGGTGGTGAACTGATGCAGGATATCCGGCAGGAAACACTGAATGAATGCACCCGTGCGGAGCAGTCGGCCAGCGTGGTGCTCTGGGAAATCGACCTGACAGAGGTCGGTGGAGAACGTTATTTTTTCTGTAATGAGCAGAACGAAAAAGGTGAGCCGGTCACCTGGCAGGGGCGACAGTATCAGCCGTATCCCATTCAGGGGAGTGGTTTTGAACTGAATGGCAAAGGCACCAGTACGCGCCCCACGCTGACGGTTTCTAACCTGTACGGTATGGTCACCGGGATGGCGGAAGACCTGCAGAGTCTGGTCGGCGGAACGGTGGTCAGGCGTAAGGTTTATGCCCGTTTTCTGGATGCGGTGAACTTCGTCAACGGAAACAGCGACGCCGATCCGGAGCAGGAGGTGATCAGCCGCTGGCGCATCGAGCAGTGCAGCGAACTGAGCGCGGTCAGTGCCTCTTTTGTACTGTCCACGCCGACGGAAACGGATGGTGCCGTTTTTCCGGGGCGCATCATGCTTGCTAATACCTGCACCTGGACCTATCGCGGTGATGAGTGCGGTTATCACGGTCCGGCGGTCGCGGATGAATATGACCAGCCGACATCCGAAATCACGAAGGATAAATGCAGCAAATGCCTGAGTGGCTGTAAGTTCCGCAATAATGTCGGCAACTTTGGCGGCTTCCTTTCCATTAACAAACTTTCGCAGTAAATCCCATGACAGAGACAGAATCAGCGATTCTGGCGCACGCCCGGCGATGTGCGCCAGCGGAGTCGTGCGGCTTCGTGGTGAGAACGTCGGAAGGGGAAAGATATTTTCCCTGCGTGAATATCTCCGGTGAGCCGGAGGATTATTTCCGGATGTCGCCGGAGGACTGGCTGCGGGCAGAGATGCAGGGTGAGATTGTGGCGCTGGTCCACAGCCACCCCGGTGGCCTGCCCTGGCTGAGTGAGGCTGACCGGCGGCTGCAGGTGCAGAGTGATTTGCCATGGTGGCTGGTCTGCCGGGGGGCGATTCATAAATTCCGCTGTGTGCCGCATCTTACCGGGCGGCGCTTTGAGCACGGGGTGACGGATTGTTACACACTGTTCCGGGACGCTTACCATCTGGCGGGGATTGAGATGCCGGATTTTCATCGTGAGGATGACTGGTGGCGTAACGGCCAGAATCTCTATCTGGATAATCTGGAGGCCACAGGGCTGTATCAGGTGCCGTTGTCATCAGCACAACCGGGTGATGTGCTGCTGTGCTGTTTTGGTTCATCGGTGCCGAATCATGCCGCCATTTACTGTGGTGATGGCGAGCTGCTGCACCATATTCCTGAACAACTGAGCAAACGAGAGAGGTATACCGACAAATGGCAGCGACGCACACACTCCCTCTGGCGTCACCGGGCATGGCGCGCATCTGCCTTTACGGGGATTTGCAACGATTTGGCCGCCGCATCGACCTTCGTGTGAAAACGGGGGCTGAAGCCATCCGCGCACTGGCCACACAGCTCCCGGCGTTTCGTCAGAAACTGAGCGACGGCTGGTATCAGGTACGGATTGCCGGGCGGGACGTCAGCACGTCCGGGTTAACGGCGCAGTTACATGAGACTCTGCCTGATGGCGCTGTGATTCATATTGTTCCCAGAGTCGCCGGGGCCAAGTCAGGTGGCGTATTCCAGATTGTCCTGGGGGCTGCCGCCATTGCCGGATCATTCTTTACCGCCGGAGCCACCCTTGCAGCATGGGGGGCAGCCATTGGGGCCGGTGGTATGACCGGCATCCTGTTTTCTCTCGGTGCCAGTATGGTGCTCGGTGGTGTGGCGCAGATGCTGGCACCGAAAGCCAGAACTCCCCGTACACAGACAACGGATAACGGCAAACAGAACACCTATTTCTCCTCACTGGATAACATGGTTGCCCAGGGCAATGTTCTGCCGGTTCTGTACGGTGAAATGCGCGTGGGGTCACGGGTGATTTCGCAGGAGATCAGCACGGCAGACGAAGGGGATGGTGGGCAGGTTGTGGTGATTGGTCGTTGATGCAGAATGTTTTGTGTGAAACCGCCTCAGGGCGGTTTTGTCGTTTCTGGAGCGTGAGGAATGGGTAAAGGCAGCAGTAAGGGGCATACCCCGCGCGAAGCGAAGGACAACCTGAAATCATCCCAGATGCTGAGCGTGATAGACGCCATCAGTGAAGGGCCGATTGAAGGTCCGGTGGACGGATTAAAAAGTGTGCTGCTGAACAGTACGCCGGTGCTGGACAGTGAGGGGAATACCAATATCTCCGGTGTCACGGTGGTGTTCCGGGCAGGTGAGCAGGAGCAGACACCGCCGGAGGGATTTGAATCCTCCGGCTCCGAGACGGTGCTGGGTACGGAAGTGAAGTACGACACGCCGATTACCCGGACCATCACGTCTGCAAACATCGACCGTCTGCGCTTTACCTTCGGTGTGCAGGCACTGGTGGAAACCACCTCAAAGGGGGACCGGAATCCGTCGGAAGTCCGCCTGCTGGTTCAGATACAGCGTAACGGTGGCTGGGTGACGGAAAAAGACATCACCATTAAAGGCAAAACCACCTCGCAGTATCTGGCCTCGGTGGTGGTGGATAACCTGCCGCCGCGCCCGTTTAATATCCGGATGCGCAGGATGACGCCGGACAGCACCACAGACCAGCTGCAGAACAAAACGCTCTGGTCGTCATACACCGAAATCATCGATGTGAAACAGTGCTACCCGAACACGGCACTGGTCAGCGTACAGGTGGACTCGGAGCAGTTCGGCAGCCAGCAGGTGAGTCGTAATTATCATCTTCGCGGGCGCATTCTGCAGGTGCCGTCGAACTATAACCCGCAGACGCGACAATACAGCGGTATCTGGGACGGAACGTTTAAGCCAGCATACAGCAACAACATGGCCTGGTGTCTGTGGGATATGCTGACCCATCCGCGCTACGGCATGGGGAAGCGTCTCGGTGCGGCGGATGTGGACAAATGGGCGCTGTATGTCATCGGCCAGAATTGCGACCAGTCGGTGCCGGATGGCTTTGGTGGCACGGAGCCGCGCATCACCTGTAATGCCTGGCTGACCACACAGCGCAAGGCGTGGGATGTGCTCAGTGATTTCTGCTCGGCGATGCGCTGTATGCCGGTATGGAACGGGCAGACGCTGACGTTCGTGCAGGACCGACCATCAGATAAGGTGTGGACCTATAACCGCAGTAATGTGGTGATGCCGGATGATGGCGCGCCGTTCCGCTACAGCTTCAGCGCCCTGAAGGACCGCCATAATGCCGTTGAGGTGAACTGGATTGACCCGGATAACGGCTGGGAGACGGCGACAGAGCTTGTGGAGGACACGCAGGCCATTGCCCGTTACGGTCGTAACGTCACGAAGATGGATGCCTTTGGCTGTACCAGTCGGGGGCAGGCACACCGCGCCGGGCTGTGGCTGATTAAAACAGAACTGCTGGAAACGCAGACCGTGGACTTCAGCGTGGGTGCGGAAGGGCTTCGCCATGTACCGGGGGATGTCATTGAAATCTGTGATGATGACTATGCGGGTATCAGCATCGGCGGGCGCGTGCTGGCGGTGAACAGCCAGACCCGGACGCTGACGCTCGACCGTGAAATCACGCTGCCATCCTCCGGTACCACGCTGATAAGTCTGGTTGACGGAAGTGGCAATCCGGTCAGCGTGGAGGTTCAGTCCGTCACCGACGGCGTGAAGGTAAAAGTGAGCCGTGTTCCTGACGGTGTTGCTGAATACAGCGTATGGGGGCTGAAGCTGCCGACGCTGCGCCAGCGCCTGTTCCGCTGCGTGAGTATCCGTGAGAACGACGACGGCACGTATGCCATCACCGCCGTGCAGCATGTGCCGGAAAAAGAGGCCATCGTGGATAACGGGGCGCACTTTGACGGCGACCAGAGCGGCACGGTGAATGGTGTCACGCCGCCTGCGGTGCAGCACCTGACTGCCGAAGTCACCTCAGACAGCGGGGAGTATCAGGTGCTGGCGCGCTGGGATACGCCGAAGGTGGTGAAGGGGGTGAGCTTTATGCTTCGCCTGACCGTGGCAGCGGATGACGGCAGTGAGCGGCTGGTCAGCACGGCCAGGACGACGGAAACCACATACCGCTTCAGGCAACTGGCGCTGGGGCGTTACACGCTGACGGTCCGGGCGGTAAATGCGTGGGGACAGCAGGGCGATCCGGCATCGGTATCGTTCCGGATTGCCGCACCGGCAGCGCCGTCGCGGATTGAGCTGACGCCGGGCTATTTTCAGATAACTGCCACGCCGCATCTTGCGGTTTATGATCCGACGGTACAGTTTGAGTTCTGGTTCTCGGAAAAGCGGATTACCGATATCAGGCAGGTTGAGACCACAGCCCGCTATCTTGGTACGGCGCTGTACTGGATAGCTGCCAGTATCAATATCAAACCGGGCCATGATTATTACTTTTATATCCGCAGTGTGAACACCGTTGGCAAATCGGCATTCGTGGAGGCTGTTGGTCAGCCGAGCGATGATGCGGAAGGTTACCTGGATTTTTTCAAAGGCGAGATAGGGAAAACCCATCTGGCTCAGGAGCTGTGGACGCAGATTGATAACGGTCAGCTTGCGCCTGACCTGGCTGAAATCAGGACGTCCATTACGAATGTCAGCAATGAAATCACGCAGACCGTCAATAAAAAACTGGAAGACCAGAGTGCGGCAATCCAGCAGATACAGAAAGTTCAGGTTGATACAAATAATAACCTGAACAGCATGTGGGCCGTGAAACTGCAGCAGATGAAGGACGGACGCCTTTATATTGCGGGTATCGGAGCCGGTATTGAGAATACGCCAGCAGGTATGCAGAGTCAGGTGCTTCTGGCTGCTGACCGGATTGCGATGATTAATCCTGCGAATGGCAACACAAAGCCGATGTTTGTTGGTCAGGGCGATCAGATATTCATGAACGACGTGTTCCTGAAACGCCTGACGGCTCCGACCATTACCAGCGGCGGTAATCCTCCGGCATTTTCCCTGACACCGGACGGGCGGCTGACGGCGAAAAATGCCGATATCAGCGGTAACGTGAATGCGAACTCCGGGACGCTCAATAATGTCACGATTAACGAGAACTGTCGGGTTCTGGGAAAACTGTCCGCGAACCAGATTGAAGGCGATCTCGTTAAAACAGTGGGCAAAGCTTTCCCCCGGGACTCCCGTGCACCGGAGCGGTGGCCATCAGGGACTATTACCGTCAGGGTTTATGACGATCAGTCGTTTGACCGGCAAATTGTTATTCCAGCGGTGGCTTTCTGCGGTGCCAGACATGAGCGGGAGAATAGCGATACTTATTCGTCATGCCGCCTGATAGTGAAGAAAAACGGGGCTGAAATTTATAACCGAACGGCTCTGGATAATACTCTGATTTACACGGGTGTTATTGATATGCCTGCAGGCAGTGGTGTAATGACACTGGAGTTTTCTGTATCAGCATGGTGGGTAAATGGTTGGTATCCCACAGCAAGTATCAGCGATTTGCTGGTTGTTGTGATGAAGAAAGCCACTGCAGGCATCAGTATCAGCTGAATTTTATAACCCCAATACGGGCGTCAGAAATGACGCCTTTTTTATTGCAGAAAAGCGAGAGGTAATTATGCGTAAAGTTTGTGCAGCCATTTTGTCCGCAGCCATCTGTCTGGCCGTATCCGGTGCGCCTGCATGGGCGTCTGAGCAGCAGGCCACGCTGAGCGCAGGGTATCTTCATGCCCGTACGAACGCTTCCGGCAGCGATAATCTGAACGGGATTAACGTGAAATACCGTTATGAGTTTACGGACACGCTGGGGCTGGTGACGTCATTCAGTTATGCAGGATACAAGAATCGTCAGCTGACCCGTTACAGCGATACCCGCTGGCATAAAGATTCCGTGCGTAACCGCTGGTTCAGCGTGATGGCGGGGCCGTCTGTGCGCGTGAATGAATGGTTCAGCGCGTATGCGATGGCGGGTATGGCTTACAGCCGTGTTTCGACTTTTTCCGGGGATTACCTCCGCGTAACTGACAACAAGGGGAAAACGCACGATGTGCTGACCGGAAGTGATGACGGTCGCCACAGCAACACGTCTCTGGCGTGGGGAGCTGGCGTGCAGTTTAACCCGACCGAATCCGTGGCCATTGATATTGCTTATGAAGGCTCCGGCAGTGGTGACTGGCGCACTGACGGTTTCATCGTGGGTGTCGGTTATAAGTTCTGATTAGCCAGGTAACACAGTGTTATGACAGCCCGCCGGTTCAGGCGGGCTTTTTTGTGGAGTGGATATGGCAGCAGTAAAAATCTCAGGTGTGCTGAAAGATGGTGCGGGAAAACCAATACAGAACTGCACTATTCAACTGAAGGCAAAGCGTAACAGCACCACGGTACTGGTGAACACGGTGGCCTCTGAAAATCCGGATGAAGCCGGGCGTTACAGCATGGATGTTGAGTATGGCCAGTACAGCGTTATCCTGCTGGTTGAAGGTTTTCCGCCTTCACATGCCGGGACCATCACCGTGTATGAAGATTCTAAGCCGGGGACGCTGAATGATTTTCTCGGTGCCATGACGGAAGATGATGTCATGCCGGAGGCATTGCGTCGTTTTGAGGAAATGGTGGAAGAAGCGGCACGCAACGCTGAAGCCGCCTCTCAGAGCGCAGCGGCGGCAAAGAAATCCGAAACAGCAGCGGCATCATCGAAGAACGCGGCGAAAACCTCAGAAACGAACGCAGCTAACAGCGCACAGGCGGCAGCGGCCTCACAGACTGCATCGGCAAACTCCGCGACTGCAGCCAAAAAATCAGAAACCAACGCGAAAAACAGTGAGACAGCCGCAAAGACGAGCGAAACCAACGCGAAGTCCAGCCAGACGGCAGCGAAAACCAGCGAAACGAATGCCAAAGCCAGTGAAACTGCGGCGAAAAGCAGTCAGGATGCAGCAGCTGAAAGCGAGAGTGCGGCGGCCGGTTCTGCGACTTCAGCAGCCGGATCAGCAACTGCTGCGGCTAACAGCCAGAAAGCTGCGAAGACGAGTGAAACTAACGCAAAGTCCAGCCAGACAGCAGCGAAGACCAGCGAAACGAATGCCAAAGCCAGCGAAACTGCGGCGAAAAGTAGTCAGGCTGCAGCAGCCGAAAGCGAGAGTGCTGCAGCTGGTTCTGCAAGTGCGGCGGCTGCTTCTGCCACTGCATCAGCTAACAGTCAAAAAGCAGCAAAAACCAGTGAAACCAACGCAAAGGCGAGCGAAACAGCGGCTGCGAACTCAGCGAAAGCATCGGCAGCAAGCCAGACGGCAGCTAAAGCAAGCGAAGATGCAGCCAGAGAGTACGCAAGCCAGGCTGCGGAGCCGTATAAATATGTCTTACAGCCGTTACCTGAGGTGTGGATACCGTTTAACGATTCACTGGATATGATTACCGGGTTTGCTCCTGGATATAAGAGCATCACAGTTGGTGACGATGTTATTGCATTGCCGTCTGAAAAGGTTGTTTCATTTACCAGGGCGTCAACTGCAACGTATATAGATAAGTCTGGGTGTTTTGCTGAATCAGCGATAAATGAACCACGTTTTGAAAAAGATGGTCTGCTCATTGAAGGTCAGAGAACGAATACTTTTTCTTATACGAATACACCAGTATCGTGGAACTATGACACTGCTAACTTAACTATTACCACGGGAGTTGATGAGTATGGTTTCAGTTATGGTTTGTTTGGCGTTAAAGAAACATCCACAACTGAAAGGGCGACATTAATTTCTACTGGATATACCAGGGTTATTTCAGTTTCGGCAAATGAATCAGTTACTTTATCCTGCAGAGTTAAAAAAGTAAGTGGGGATGGTATTATCACGTTGCGTCCAAGAATATCATATGTTAACGACGATGGCTCAAGTAACACACTGACCGCTGGCGCATATATTGATTGCGAGACTGGCGATATGTTGAGTTATTCTGGAGGTGAGGCGGCAACTTATAACATATTCAGAGAGTCTAATGGATGGATTCGTGTTGAGTTTACCTACAAATCACCAGAAGCAAAAAATATGTATGGGCGTTTTGAGTTTGGAGCACATCAACGATCAATCAAGTCTGGCGATAAATTAATGTTAACAACCCCTCAATTCGAAAAGGGACTAAACGCGTCATCTTTTATCATCACAACAGAGGTCGGTGCCACGAGAGCAAGTGACCAGGTAATCATACCTATACCTTTCAATTGGGCAACTCCACCAGTTAGTGTTCTCATGGAAGTTAATGTTAATTGGGATTCTGAAATGCCTAATTTAGAAGGCTCTGCGCGTTTGCTTAATATCTCAATTACAGGGGCGACGACTGAAGTTTCTGATGAAAGTTATATGTATTTTGGTTTTACCACTCGTGGTAAAAGGCTAATTATCACCAATGGCAAAGGAACAAAAACAGAATATAAAGCATATGGGAATAGAGAGAAAAGGAAATTTGTTACTGGCTTTAAGTTTACAGAAGATAAACAGTTGCAGGTTGTTGTTGATGGAATTTTAGGTGGCAGCTCCCCGTCTCTGCATACATTGCAACGTTATACTGCCGGTAATATTAATATCGGTGGACAATCATCCAGTGGCAACAGACACCTGTTCGGTCATGTGAAAAATTTACGCATTTGGCATAAAGAATTAACTGAGGCACAAATGGGGGAGTCAATCTAATGAAAGATTTAACACTCAAATTTGAAGACAGGGCCGACTTTTCGGCCTTTATGGAGAGTATTGGCTATTATGATGACGAGTCGATGCAGGATGATATTCTTATCGACGTGATAGGTAACGTGTACAAAGAAACCGGAGAACTGACTGAAGATGGCGAACCGGTATGTGTTAAGGAAGACGGATATTTTGTAAACGTGCGCATCATTAATGATTCGCAAATATCGTCATTATTCGATGAATACGTGGTTGCTGTTGAGCATCAACTTCGTGGCTGGATGTGAGGAAGAAAAATGGCTACATCGACAGTAATTCCTGATGACATCAAAACGCTAAAATCCGACGTTAGCAAATTAAAAAACGATCAAGGAAGCTACGCAACAAAATTATATGTAGACAGCAAAGATGAAATCGTTGGTGACTGGTCTGCTTCATGGTATCAGCAGGTATTGCCAACTAGCGGAGCTATATTTGGGAGAAAACTCCGCTCAACTCACAGGACGGCAGGTGTTGAGGATGCGTATTGCGAACTATACCTCAAAAAATGGATAGACAGTCCAGGTAACGCAATGGCGCGCCTTAACCTGAACGATAACGGGACAAACATTTGCTGGGACTTTACCAACCTTTATGGCGGTACGATGATTTTTCCCGGTGACAGCGGATACCTCAAAATGGGTAACTGCCTTATGTCATACAGCAAGCGTGGAAGTAACGCGCTTATTAAATTTGATTACACCGACACATTACAGATCAAATATGCCAATCATGGGTCAACCATGACATTAAACACACAGGGAACCGCTTATGCTGGTGTTACTGCTCAATTGTGGGGCAACTCCAGCCGTCCTGTTGTTTATGAAGTCGGTGTTGATGGTGGCGCTTATATGTTCTATGCGCAGAAAAATACCGATAACACCTATATGTTAAGCGTTAATGGTGCATGTCATGCCACCGCATTTAACCAGCATTCCGACCGGGATCTGAAAGACAACATTCAGGTGATCGATAATGCAACCGACCGCATCCGTAAAATGAACGGCTATACATACACGCTTAAAGAAAACGGTATGCCCTATGCTGGTGTCATTGCACAGGAAGCTCTGGAAGCAATCCCAGAAGTTGTAGGTTCCGCAATGAAATATCAGGACGGTGCGAGCGGATCGGAAGGTGAAGAAGGTGAACGTTATTACACAGTAGATTATTCTGGTGTTACTGGCTTGCTTGTTCAGGTAGCCAGAGAGTCAGACGACAGAATAACAGCACTGGAAGAAGAAAACGCAGAATTAAGACAAAGATTATCTGCAATTGAGGCGGCGCTTGCGTCTAAATAATATTAAGGGGCCGAGCGCCCCGTTTTATTGGGTAGGATGAAAATGGATATAACACCTTTCCTTCATGCGCTTTGTGCTGTGGCTGCGCAGCTACTGATTGGTCTTTTTACCGGGAACTGGGCTTACGGGGCGATAGCCGGTTGTACGTTCTTCATTGCGCGTGAACACACCCAGGCAGAATATCGCTGGATCGAAATGTTCGGGCATGGCAAGCGAATGAATATGCCGTGGTGGGGCGGTTTTGATACACGTGCATGGGATGTGGCAAGCCTGATGGATTTTGCTGTGCCGGTGGTGGCGTGTCTGCTGGTCTGGCTGTTGGTTAATCGTGGGTGA